AAGATGGGATGAACTTTCTAACGAGGAAAAACGGAGAATCGCTGGTCACTACGCCTGGGCGCCCAAGATGCCACCGGAGCGGTTTTCGGATTTAAAGCTTCCTCATCACCGCCCGAGCGATGGCGCTATTGTATGGGAGGGGGTGGTTAAAGCCGGACAAAGATTGTCCCAGACGGACATCCCGGATGAGGACATAGAAAAAGTTAAAGATCACTTGGGTGATCACTACCGTCAATTTGGACGCACTCCGCCCTGGGAGGAACAGGGAGAGAATAGAAAGGAGGATAACAAATTGGAAATTAAAACCGTTGACGATCTTAGACAGCACTTCCCCGGACTGGTCGCTCAGCTGGAGGCTGCGGCCAGGGAAGAGGGGGTAAAAGCTGAACGCCAGCGCATCCAGGCTATCGATGAAATCAGCCGGACCCTGGTCCCAGAATTAGTGAAGAAAGCGAAGTATGAACAACCGATGACCGCCGAGCAGCTGGCCTTGGAGGCGCTAAAAGTAGACGCCGCCAAGGGGCAGAAGTATCTTGATGCATTAAAGAAAGACTATGAGGAATCTGGTGTATCTGGGGTCAAAGGGCAGCCTCAGAAAGTTGAGCCTAACGTTGCCCAAGCAATTGCTGAATATGCGAACAAAAGGAGGAAGAGAGGATAATGGCTCAGCTCTATAGTAGTCTAGATACCTTTGTACCGGATAATCTTATTGCCGGCAATGAAGTGCCACTTCTGGTTAAAGCTGTAACGTTGAAGGCTGATCAGGGAGTATTGAAGAGAGGCACCGTCCTGGGGATTATCACTGCTACTGGGTTGGCCGTGCCAGTTAATAGTACCAATACCGATGGCAGCCAAGTTGCTGACAGTATTCTGGCGGATGACGTAGACACCACGGGCGGCAACGTTGTCGCCGAGGCCTATGTTAGCGGTCACTTCAACCGCAAAGCGCTCATTTTTGGCGGCACCGATACGGCAGCTAACCATGAAACCAGACTTAGGGAACTTGGCATCTTCCTGAGCGACAATATTCCGTATTAAGGAGGATGATTGAATTGGCTGCAATTCCGATCTACGAAACCAGAACAATGATGCAAGCCGTCGAATTGATGATGCCCGTGCGGACCTTTTTCCGCGACACTTTCTTCCCCGGCGTGGAGACGTTCATCACGGAAAAAGTCGACGTTGACTTTAAAAAGGGTAAGCGGAAGATGGCCCCGTTTGTGGCCCGCCGGCGCGGCGGCATCACCGTTGACCGCGGAGGCTTCAAGACTGACACTTACGTCACGCCGTACATCGCTCCGCAACGCGCGTTGACTGTAGATGACATCAGCACCCGGCTGCTGGGCGAAAACATATACAGCCAGCGAAGCCCGGAGCAGCGGGCACAGGAACTCCTGGCCAAGGACCTGGCTGAACTCGACGAGATGATCACCCGCCGCGAGGAATGGTTCTGCCGGCAGCTTTTGCTCAACGGCCAGGTGACCATCAAGGGTTATATCGATAAAGTAGGCGGGAGCGAGTACGTCGAAGACGTCATTGACTACGGCTTCACCAACAAGGAAATTCTGGCTGGCGTCGCGGCTTGGAGTGAGGCTACTAGCGACAAGTACGGGGATCTGAAACGCATCCGTCTAGAGATCATTCAGAAGTCTGGACGAAACCCCAACATTGTGGTTATGGCCAATAACGTAGCGGATATGTTTATCAATGACAGCAAAATCCAGGCATTGCTCGATATCCGGAACTTAACCATCGGCCAGGTGCAGCCCAAGGTCCAGATGGACGGGGTAACCTATATCGGCACCCTGACCAGCCTGGGCCTGGAGCTCTACACTTACGATGAGTGGTTTATTGATGATGATGGCCAAGAGTATCCCATGATGCCGGATGACTACCTGATTATGGGACGTACCGGACTGGGGACCATGCTTTACGGCGCCGTGACGCAACTAGAGGAAAGTGATGGGGAGTTCCATACCTACGAGGGCAAGCGTGTCCCCAAGGTGTGGAAAGACGTAAACAACGACACCAAGATGATCCGCGTTGCTTCACGGCCGTTGCCGAAGCCGGAAGACGTCGATTCTTGGTTTGTTCTCAAGGTTAAGTAGGTGATTGGCAGTGGCAGTACTGGTTAAACGCTTCCGTGTGCGGTACAACGGCGTAACGTACGGCCCCGGCCAGCCTGGCGGACAGATCATAGCGGGCCTCTCCGACGAGGAAGAGGCCCGCTTGATTGAGGGTTCCAACGGGGCTATCGAGAAGTATGCCCCTCCACAAGTTTCGGATGCGAAAGTACCCGACAAAAGTAAAACCGTGGCTTCTACTGGGGAAGCAGCGCCTGAGCATCAAGCTTCCGGTCAAGAGGTAGAAGCTGAGCCTGAGGTACCGGCTATCGACCCGGCCGATTTGATTAAGCCTAGAAAGGAGAAGAGGCGGTAAAGCAAATGCCGAAGCTACGGGATTTTTTAGCTTCGGATTTACCTACCTTTTTCAATCCCGACGAGTTTGCCGAGATGCATGACTTCGATGGCCGCCAAGTGCTGGCTGTGGTCGACAGCGATATTCTCAAGATTCGCAGCAACGATAAAAGCGAGCAGTACGACGGCGTCTATAAAGGGGAGGTTGCTGTTTATGTTAAAGCAGCAGACCTCCCTGCCCGTCCGGTATTTGGGCAGCAGATGCGCTTGGATGGGAAGCTGTACCTGGTGGTAGAATGCAGCGAGGCTATGGGCGTACTGGAGATCGTATTGGGGGCCAATGAGTCATGATAACCGTGGACGCGGACCAGATCGCCCGGGCCGAGGCGCTTCTCAAAAATGTCCCTAACGGGGTTACAAAGGCCCTCGTCGCGGCGTTGAATCGCGCGGCTGAAGGGGCAAGGACCGACGCCGTCAGAAAGGTGCGTGAGCGCTATTACATCAAAGCAGCAGATGTCAGGGATGCCATCAAGATTAAAAAGGCAACGCCGGACGACCTGGCGGCTATCGTTCACGCGAAGGGGAGCCCAATACCCCTTTCCAAGTTTCGTTTGACGCCATCTAAGCCCCCGACAAAACGCAGGGCAAAGCCTACTATTGCCCGAGTTGTGCGCGGTGAGGGAGGCCCGATTAAAGGAGCCTTTGTGGCCCGTATGGCATCGGGGCATGTGGGCGCTTTTATCAGGGCTGGCACGCCGCGTCGCCGCGAAGAAATGTTCGTGCGCGTTGGAGGGCAGCTCAAAAAGAAAAAGGTTAAAGACCTGCCGATTCAACAGCTGTACGGTCCATCGCTGCCCCAAATGCTCGGGCACAAGTCGGTCACCGAATTTGTAGAAGAACAGGCCCGAGAGCGTCTTGAAAGCCGCTTAGAGCACGAAATTGATCGGTTATTGCGAGGTGTTGGCAAATGACGCCGGTCCTGTTGGTAGACGAGTTGAAGGCCTTTCTGGAGGACGTGGTTAAGAACTATCAGCTTGATACTAACCGGTTAGGCGATGTGAAACCACCCCAGGTGGTCACCGGCTATTTGCCGCCCAAGAATGCTGGACCAGAGCCGGACTTTCCCTTCGTGATTGTACGCCTGATCGATGGGACCGACGAAGAAGACGGGGCTACCGTCACCGTAAAGATAATCGCGGGCACATACTCCGAGGACGCGCAGCAGGGCTGGCGTGACGTTGCCAATATCCTCCAGCGTATCTGGCAGGAGCTCTTTAAGCGGCGCGTGATTGCCAACCGCTTCCGGGTTGAGTATCCCATGAAGTTTGAGTTCCCTGAAGAGCAGCCCTATCCGCAGTGGATAGGCATCATGACCACTATTTGGACGGTTGCTCATCCTGTTTTGGAGGGATTGGAATATGAGTAAATCGACTAAGGCCGCCCCACAGCCGGAGCGGCTTATTTACTGCGGCCCCAATCTTCCTGGCGGGGCGCTACAAAGGTATACCGTGTTCAAGGGTGGCCTGCCGGTGCATTTGAGTACCCTTTTCGATAAATGCCCGGCAATCAAGTTGCTGTTCGTGCCGGTAACCGACCTGGCACGGACGGAGAAAGCTATCGCCACTAAAGGCACGCCCGAAAATGCGCTTTTTAACGAAGTCCTGCAGTTTATCTCGAAGGGTGGTGCATAATCTATGACCTACAAGCATGGGGTTTATGTCACCGAAGTACCCACTTCCGTTACTCCACCGGTTCAGGCTACGGCCGGCCTGCCGGTAGTGTTCGGCACTGCTCCGGTGAACCTGGCGGCTGAACCCGCACCGGTAAATAAGCCGGTGCTTTGCTATACCTATGAAGAGGCCGTGAAGCAGTTTGGTTATAGTGACGATTGGGCTAATTATACCCTCTGCGAGTTTATTAAGTCCCATTTTGCTCTATTTGCTGTAGCTCCGGTAGTACTGGTAAACGTGCTGGATCCGGCTGTTCACAAGAAGAGTGTAACGGGGGAAAGTGTTACCCTGGTAAACGACCAGGCAACACTGGCCAATACCGGGGTGCTGAAAGAAACCGTAGTGGTAAAGAGCCAGGATGGTAGCACTACTTATGTTGCGAACACTGATTACCTTGTGACCTTCGACGATGCAGGCAGGGCAGTTATTAACCGAGTGACCACCGGATCCATTCCTGCAGCGGCTACTCTTAAGGTGGATTATGAGTGCCTGGACCCGACCATGGTGACCGCGAGCGATATAATTGGTGGGGTTGACGTAAATACCGGAGCTTATGAGGGTCTGGAACTGCTCAATAGGGTTTTCCCTCTCTATCGGTTCGTCCCCGGCATGGTCCTGGCCCCGGGGTGGGCTCGCGATCCGGCGGTGGCTGCGGTCATGGTGGCCAAGGCCAGCAACATCAACGGTCACTTCAAGTGCATTGCCCTTGTCGACGTTCCAACAAGCGAAGTTAAGAAATACACCGATGTGCCCAATTGGAAAGAGACCAACAGCTACACCTCTCCACGGCAGGCAGTGTGCTGGCCGAAAGTAACACTCGGAGATGAAGAGTATCACTTGTCTACCCAACTTGCCGGGGTAATCTGCCGGACCGACGCAGAGAACGACGATATCCCATATACAAGTCCGTCGAACAAGAGCCTCCAGGCCAATGGTGCGGTACTGGCAGACGGTACAGAGATAACTCTAGGTCCGGACGAAGCGGCTTATCTAAATGGCCAGGGCATTATTACGGCCCTAAACTTTATCGGCGGCTGGAAGGTGTGGGGAAACCGCACCGGCGCCTATCCTGCGGTGACGGATCCGAAAGATACATTCCTGCCCATCCGTCGGATGTGTGACTGGATTGCGAACACTTTGGTGCTTACCTTTTGGCAAAAGGTTGACTACCCGGTTAAGCGCCGGCTTATCGATACGATTGTTGACAGCGCTAATATTTGGCTCAACGGCCTGACGGCCCGAGAATTCATTCTCGGGGGCCGGGTGGAATTTCTCCAAAGCGAGAACCCAGATACTGATTTGCTGGACGGTATTCTGCGCTTCCATGTTTACGTTACTCCGCCGCCGCCGGCCCGGGAAATTGATTTCATTGTGGAGTATGATCCGCAATATCTGAAGTCGCTCTTCGCGGCGTGAAAGGGGGCGGAATAAATGAATCCGGTACCGGAGAAGCTGATCAACTTCCGCGTCTATGAGGATGGGACGGACCTCTTGGGGATTGCCGATGTCGAGCTGCCTAAGATCGAAGCCATGACCGAGACGGTTAAGGGCGCCGGTATCGCTGGCGAAGTTGAAAGCCCCGTTCTAGGTCATTACGGCAGCATGACATGTACCATTAACTGGCGGACTGTCGTCAAGCCAACTATTGGGCTCGCCGAACCACGAGCTCACAATCTTGATTTCAGGGGTGCGGCTCAACTTTATGACGCAGCTACGGGAGAATACCGCACTTCGTCTCTTAGGGCAAGTGTTCGGGGAATTCCTAAGACTACCTCTCTCGGGAAGTTTGAAGTTGGGGCTACTGCTGATGCCTCAAACGAGTTCGAGGTAATATATCTCAAAGTCAGCGTTGACGGCAAAGAAATCGTTGAAATAGACAAGTATAACTACATCTGCCGGATCAACGGCAAAGATTATTTGAAGGAGGTCCGGCAAGCTCTGGGTCTATGATGCAAAAATTAGGGCCCGCTGGAAATACCAGCGGGCCTTGGAACATTCATTTCTTTGGGCTTAAGTATCTCTTGACTGCTCGTACGCGGCGAGCCGCTGCAAAAGGAGAAGGGCTGCTTTTGTTCTTGGGTGAGCCGCCATAGAAATTTTCGGCGATGTAGATTAGGAATATGGCAACGCCGAGAAGAAATCCAGGCCAGTAAGCCCAGCGGCCAATTGTCATTTCTAGGAGGACTCCTACCATAATGCCAGGAATCCACGAAAAAGCTAAAAAGATTCCCCAGACGAACACTCTTATTAAAATATCCAGGATTCCCACCCGAATCACCTCTTTTTTCTGATTATACCATGAAAGGAGCCGGTGTTGATGGAAAGGATCGTTTTTGCGAAGCCTCACATCTATGACGGCAAAGAGTATCCAGAGATTGAGCTGGACCTTGAAGCCCTGACCGGACAAGATCTCATCTCGGCTTCTAACCAGACTAGAGCCCTGGGAGATAATTCTCCTGTTCCCGAGCTGTCCAAAACTTATCTGGCCCTCGTGGCTGCCAAGGCAGGCAAGGTGCCGGTTGACCTGATATTATCCCTGCCGGCCAAAGATTTCACGACCGTGACTATGACCGTGCAGAATTTTTTGCTCGGCTAGGATTCGGGGCAAGCGTTCGGCGCGTGCTCATGGAGGTTAGCCTCCGGCTGGCTATGAGCGCCTTTACCCCGGTTTCGTATTGGCTATCATTGCCCCTTACGGAACTAAGCGACTGGGTTGACGTGGCCATTAAGGTCCTGTCCAAGGAGGGATGAGACAGTGGCGCGCGTATTCGAAATGGCAATCGAGATTGCTGGGAAGGTCAACTCTTCTTTCGGCAGTACTTTCACATCTGCCGCGGGCAGGTTGCAGCAGCTGAATCAGCGAATCTCATCCCTTCGGGCCGAGCTCCGCGAGTTGGAAAAAGCACAAAAAACCGGCGCTATCAGCACCGAAGAATATGCGGCGTCCTATGCGAAGTTGACGGACCAGTTGCAGAAAGCAGAAAGAGCTCAAAAGAATTTGGCGGGAGCCATCAATCTTGAACAGCGTGTGGACGAGTTTCGGGGCCGGATGAGGGCGGGCCTCCTGGGGGCAGTCGAAACTGCCGTAACAGTAGGTGCTCCGGTAAAAATGGCTATGGATTTTGAATCTGCCATGGCCGACGTCCGAAAAGTGGTGGACTTCGAGACGCCAAAGCAGTTTGCGGAGATGAGTAGGGACATACTAACGCTCTCTACTCGGATCCCGATGGCCGCAAGCGGCCTAGCACAAATAGTCGCTGCTGGCGGTCAGGCAGGGATAGCTCGTGAAGAGCTTATTAGTTTTGCCGACGCCGCGGCAAAAATGGGCGTAGCCTTCGACATTACGGCAGAAGAAGCCGGGCAAATGATGGCCGAGTGGCGAGCGGCGTTTCGCATGAACCAACAGCAGGTTGTCGCACTTGCTGACCAAATAAACTACCTGGGGAACACAACAGCGGCCTCGGCGCCGAAGATTTCCGAAGTAGTGCGCAGGATTGGCCCGCTAGGAGAAGTGGGTGGCGCGGCGGCGGGCCAGATAGCTGCCCTGGGCGCAACAATGGTATCGGCCGGTATCACCGAGGAAGTTGCGGCGACGGGGATAAAGAACCTGATTCTCGGCCTTACAGCCGGCGAAGGGGCCACCAAGAGTCAGGCCGAGGCGTTTAAGGCGCTTGGCTTGAACGCCAAAACAATGGCCAAGTTAATGCAAAAGGATGCCGAAGGGGCGATTCTTAAAGTTCTGCGTGCCCTGCAAAAGCTGCCGGAGTATAAGCGGGCAGCGGTGCTGAGTGATCTCTTCGGCAAAGAAAGCATCGGTGCAATTGCGCCGCTCTTAACCAACCTAGGGGCTCTTGAGCAAAACTTCAAGAAGGTCGGCGACGCTTCCCAATACACCGGTAGCATGCAGAAAGAATTCGAGGCACGGGCAGCAACGGCCGGAAACAGCCTTATATTGCTGAAAAATCGTGCTGCGGCGTTAGGAATTTCCATCGGCAATATTTTGCTTCCCTATGTCACTATACTGTCGAACAAGGCGGCAGAAGTAATTGGGTGGGTCCAGAGGTTTGCGGACGAACACCCGCAGTTGGCCAAGGCTGTCACACTCGGCACAAGCAGCGTTTTGGGACTTAGCGTGGCGCTGTGGGGTCTTGGGTATGTTAGCGCCATTATCGCTACGCCGTTCATAAAGCTTTATGCCTGGACCAGAAGGATGGAACTGGGCCAAAAGCTGGCCACTGGTGCTACCAAAGCGTGGACGGCAGCACAGTGGCTGTGGAACATGGCTATGAAAGCGGGGCAGGGTCTGCTGTCAGCGGGGAGGTTGGCGCTTTATTACGGCAAGATGGTGATAATCACGGCCGCTACCAAAGCGTGGACGGCAGCACAGTGGCTTTTTAACGCAGCATTGAACGCCAACCCTATCGGCCTGGTAATAGCAGGCATAGGGTTGTTGATTGGTGCCGGTTATTTGCTGATAAAGAACTGGGACAAGGTAAAGGCTTGGTTTATTACTCTCTGGAACGATCCCAGAGAGGCTCTTCGCCAGTTTGTTGAAGGGATCAGAAACCGATTTGCCGGCGTATTTGACTGGTTGGAAGGGAAATTTGCCTGGCTAAGAGAAAAGCTAGCCTGGCTTGGGGATAAATGGGACAAGGTTAA